GAGAGCACTGTTCGATGCTGTACTCAGAACGGCATCAGGGGTGGATCAGCAACTGTCCACTTTCCTATCTGGCACCAAGAAATCAGAGACATCCTCGTCCTCAAAAACAACAAAGGAACAGAAGACAACAGAGTCAGAAAACTTGACTACTCCATCCAATTAAGCAAATTATTTTATGAAAGGTTTATTCAAAATGGAAAGATTAGTTTATTCAGTCCACACGACGTTCCTGGTCTTTGCGATGCTTTTGGTACCGATTCCTTTGACACACTCTATGTTGATGCGGAGAATGATTCAAGCATCCCCAGGACAGAGGTAGACGCACAGGAGTTAATTCTTGATCTCTTGAAAGAAAGAGCAGAGACAGGACGTATCTATATCATGAATATAGATCATTGTAATTCTCATTCATCTTTCCAAGATAAAGTTGAGATGAGTAATCTATGTCAAGAGATCACTTTACCAACTAAACCTATACAACACATTGATGATGAATCTGGAGAAATTGCTCTCTGTATCCTTTCTGCTATTAATATTGGCAAAATTAGGGACGTTCAAGATCTTGAAAGTCTTTGTGATCTTGCTGTTAGGTCTCTTGATGAACTTATTGATTTTCAAGGATACCCCGTCAGAGCCGCAGAGATTGCCACAAGAGCACGTCGCAGTCTTGGAGTAGGTTATATTGGTTTGGCACATTATCTTGCCAAGAATGGTGTTAAGTATGAAGATCCAGAAGCATGGAAGATGGTTCATGACTTAACAGAAGCATTCCAATATTATCTAATCAAGTCTACTGTTGAACTTGCTAAAGAAAAAGGACCGTGTGAATATTCAGATAGAACCAAGTATGCTCAAGGTATACTACCGATTGATACATATAAGAAGGATGTAGATTCTATTGTTGCGAACGAATTGAAATATGATTGGGATAGTTTACGGAATGATGTCACCACCTACGGTGTTAGGAACTCAACATTGTCGGCACAAATGCCTTCGGAGAGCAGTTCCGTTGTGTCAAATGCCACAAACGGAATCGAACCTCCTAGAGGATACTTGTCCGTTAAGAAATCAAAGAAGGGGCCTCTTAAGCAGATTGTTCCCTCCTATGGTAGTCTAAAGAATAACTATACTCTTCTTTGGGATATGAAATCCAATGAAGGATATATTAATATTGTTGCTGTTATGCAGAAGTTCTTTGATCAAGCAATTTCTGGTAACTGGAGTTATAATCCAGAGCACTACCCAAATTCTGAAGTTCCTGTTAGTGTAATGGCACAAGATCTTTTAACCACATACAAGTATGGTTGGAAGACTTCTTATTATCAAAATACTTATGATAACAAAACTGATGAAGTTGAGGAACCAGCACATCCAATTGGATGGTATGATAATATTGAAGAGGTTGGTATCCAAGGGGGTACTGACAATTCTGAACTACAAAGTTTAGTTGCTGCGTGTTCAGTTGAAGATGAAGAGTGTGAAGCCTGTAACATTTAATGGAGAATAAAGTGACCATTGATTCCATGACGGTATTTAATTCTGAAGAAGTTGATACTAAAAAACAACCAATGTTTTTTGGTAAACCATTAGGAATTCAGAGATATGATTCATATAAGTATCCTGTTTTTGATAGATTAACTACTCAACAATTAGGATATTTTTGGAGACCTGAAGAAGTTTCTCTTCAGAAAGATAGAAGTGATTATCAATTACTTCGTCCAGAGCAGAGGCATATATTTACAAGTAATTTAAAATATCAAACTATGCTTGATAGTGTTCAGGGTAGAGCACCTGGTATGGCATTCATGCCTTATTGCTCCCTTCCTGAACTAGAGTCTTGTATGGAAGTATGGCAATTTATGGAAATGATCCATAGTAGATCCTATACATATATTATTAAGAATGTTTATTCAGATCCTGCTGAAGTATTTGATACAATTCTTCGTGATGAAAAGATACTAGAACGTGCTACAAGTGTTACCAAAGCGTATAATGAATTTATTCGTCAGGCAACAGAATGGGGTTCTGGTTGTATGTGGACTGATAGTGGTAGAGGGTCTCCATCATCTCAATGGATTTTAAAAGATGTCAAACGAAGTCTCTACAGAGCAGTTGCAAACGTCAATATTCTTGAAGGTATACGCTTCTACGTTTCTTTTGCTTGCTCTTTTGCTTTTGGCGAGCTCAAACTCATGGAAGGGTCAGCCAAGATCATATCTTTAATTGCTAGAGATGAGAACCAACATTTAGTTCTTACTCAAACTATATTAAAGAACTGGCAGAATGGTGATGATCCTGATATGAAGGAGATTGCCAAGGAAGAAGAACCTTGGTTAATTAAAGCATTTGAAGCTGCTGTTAATGAAGAGAAAGCATGGGCAGAGTATCTATTTAAAGATGGATCTATGATTGGTTTGAATGATAAATTACTTCATCAGTATGTTGAATGGATTGCTAATAAGAGGATGAAATCAATAGGACTTAAACCACTCTATGACGTATCAGCAAAAAATAACCCACTTCCTTGGACACAACATTGGATCTCTTCTAAAGGTCTTCAAGTGGCACCACAAGAAACCGAAGTCGAATCCTATATTGTTGGAGGAATCAAACAAGACGTTGAAAAAGACACCTTCTCTGGATTCCAACTCTGATATAGATTGGGATATAGAAGATATGAAAAAGGCGATTATTGAATCGGCAGAACAGTCTTGGGATAAATTTGCTGGCGGCTAAATAAGGAGAATGATATGAAAATTATGGGATGGAGACCACCACAGAGACCAGCGTGGTTGAAGGCATATATGAAAATGCCTGGACCTATAAAGGCACAACTTTTACTTCTGACGACATTAACGATTTCTTCGGTTACGTCTACTGTATTACTAATCTCCAGACAGGGAGGAAATACATTGGACGAAAATACTTCGTACAGAAACGAAAGCCTAGAAGTGGTAAAGGGAAAAGACGGGTTACGTCTGAAAGTGACTGGAAAAAGTACTACGGAAGTTCTGACGAACTTAAAGGAGACCTTAAGAAGTTTGGAAAAGGAATCTTCAAACGAGAGATCTTAAGTCTTCATAAAACAAAAGGCACAGTGAATTTTGAAGAGACTAAACAGTTATTTCTTAATAATGTCTTAACAGAAGCTCTTGACGATGGAACACCAGCATATTATAATAGTAACATATTAGGACGTTACATGCGTAAAGACTATGGTAAGTTTGGAACAGACTCTCCGACAAACACATGATTGGGCAATTGAACGGATAACCCTTTTATGTGATAAGGGGAATCATGACCAAATGGAAGATGCCTTTGCTTTAGAGAGGGAATTTGATGAATGGTTGGGAACTAATATAGACGATCATGAAATTTATTCTTTAGAGTATATTGGAACAGGTAGCGAATATGAATGAAAAATTAAGACAAGAAACTTTAAAAATTTTATTAAAGAATTTTGGCAACACTCATACTAATAGATCAATATATGAGTGTGCTGATGATTGGTGTAGTAAACAAGTAACAACATCGGGGCTTGTCAATTATTACAAAGCGTACTATAATGATTCTAAATAGACTCACTTGTAAAAAACAAAATGCAAAAAATAGTTAATGTACTTGCTCTTGCGTCTGCTGCTGTATCTCTTGCCGTTGTTGGCACTGTTGGTTACGTGTTCGTTAATAAGGATGCGATAATCAAAGGAGTTACAGACAAGGCAATGGAAAGTGTACTTGGTGGTGGACTCGGTGGACTCGGTGGAGGTGCTGCTGGTGATGCTGTAGATGGACTTGATTTTGGTACTGAAGAACTTCCTACTGGTACTAATGATCTTGCTCCTGCACCATCTCCAAACCAAGCTGCTGCTCCTGCTTCACCTTTCCAATAATATAAAAGTGACTATATAATACTAGTCACTTTCTATTTTTAATGTCAGAAGAAGTAAAAGAAGAAAAGAAGGACGAGAAAAAGAAAAGTCTTCTTGCCAAGATCAAAGATAAAGTTGTTCCTGACCATGAAGAGAGTGCTGCTATACTCTCAAGTATGGTTAGATTGGGAGTTCTTGTTTGGTCTGGTGGAATATTGACTCTTAATTATGTGGCGATTCCAGGTGTACCGCAACAAAAAATAGATCCGACTTTTATAGCTTCCGTTTTTACCGGGGTTTTGGCGAGCTTTGGAATTCAGACAGCATCCAAGAAGGGTGACGGAACTATGAAGATGGAGAAAGGTGGTGGTAGTGGTCCTAATGGACAGATATCTAAAAAAGATATGGAAGCATTGATTGAGAAAGCAACTCAAGCTGCTCCAGCACAAACCATAAGAATTGAACAAGCACCTTTAAGTATAACTACTGTTCCTCCTAAACCTGAAGAACCTTATAAAATGTAATATTGGAAATATATTATGAATCGTAAACAACGTCGTGCTAAATTACAATCCAAGTCCCGTCCTACCAAATGGTTAGCGATTGGACTTGGTACTGTTTTGGGTATTAGTCATATTGGTATGATTGGAATGATTTCTAGACGTAGTGAATTTCCTGTTGTAAATCTTCCTGTAGGTTCTTATACTTCATATCAAGTTGAAGCAAGTAAGAATGGATATAGAATCAATTATCGTGCTAACGATCCTAAAGTGATGCGTGTGGAACGGGATTTGAAAACCAAAGGTGGCTTTCTGGGATTGGGTAACAACACTGTTCAAACCACAGAAGAATACACGATGGATGGGTCTCGCCACTTGGATTACAGGGGATCGGGTGAGGGAAATCTCACTGCCTCCCAAGTTGCCTGTATCAAAGCAGTCGGCGGAGGAGAGTCAACAGGTGCGTTGGTCGGTAGCGGGGTTGGTACTGCTGTGGCCCCTAGTGTCACTGGGATTCCCATCGTTGGTTGGCTTGCTGCTGGTTGGGTTACAATGTTTGGGCAAAAGCAAGGATCGAACATAGGTGGCGAAATGGCTAAATCATTAAGTGAACATTGTTTAGATTCAGAATTTACGGAGGAACATGAACAAAGTTAAAGAACTTCTTAAAGCTTCATTCGATAAAGGAGTCGAATGGGATAAGAAAATATTAGAGAAGATAGAGAAGAAATTTAATCTATCTCCATACCAGAGTAAGTGTGCTAATGCCGCACTTGGATTTATTATCGGAGCTATTCTATTGTAATGGAACTAAATGATGTGAATGTGAACAAAGTTCTTGATATAATACGACCTTATGTTGAAGCCGATGGTGGATACCTTGAGTATGTCGCAATAGACTATCTCAAGGAAGGTCCTATTGTTATGGTAAGAATGTTGGGTGCTTGTGCCGGATGTTCTATGAGTGCTCAAACAATGACTATGGGCATTGAAAAATTAGTTAAAGAAAAGTTTCCAGAAGTTCAAAGGGTTATTTCAGTATGATTTTTTCTGTATTAAGCGATGCTGCCAATGCATATAATGCTATCTCATGGGCAGATGCTATTCCATTTCTTATTTGTATTATAGGTTTATATTGGGTCAAGGTTAAGATTGATTCTTCTGTTGGACTTGGTAGAAAGAAGAGAAGAGAACTAAAACAAGTTATCGTAGAGGCGATAAATGAGTCCAAACAAGAGTAGGTATATATACTTTTGTAACATTAATTTAATCCTATGGAAATTCTAGCAGTAGTAGCAATTGTCGGAACAATATACGGTGCTTGGAGTATGACTCCGAAGTCTTGAATTCAACATAAGAATAGGTAATATTACACATAATAAAAATAAATATTGGTGACATCCCGAAAGAATCGTAAAATGTCACACTACACTGTTCAGTACCTAGATCAATCTAGACATCACCAAGAGATTTGCGAATACGCAGAGAGTTCTTGGGAAGCAAAATTACACGCCATAGAAGACGTACCATATCTACACGACCATCCGAACAAAATAGATGCTATAATGTTGGAAGGTTCTTTATTCAGTTCAGAAATATGAAGACATTTATACAGACCTTTTGGGTGATGCTTATAGCATCAGCCGTGCTTTTTATGCCTAGATTTGCATACGCAGCAGAAATTACAATGGGTTCAGGTGGTAATTTAGTTTTTGAACCTAGTGAAATAACTATCTCTGCTGGAGAAACAGTTACTTTTACTAATGGAGATCTACCACCTCATAATATGCAGGTAGCAGATCATCCAGAATTATCACATTCAGATCTAGCATTTGCTGCTGGTGATAGTTTTGATGTTACATTTCCAGAAGCAGGAGATTACAATATCCAATGTGATCCTCATGCTGGTGCTGGTATGAAAGGAGTTATTCACGTAACATAATGCAAGAAGTAGTACAGAGCGTCAACATAATGATTGGTATATTATTAGGTGGTGTTTCTTGGTCAATCTACTATATAATGCGTATGGCTTATCTTGAAATGAATGATGGCGGAACAGAGTCAAGAAACGAAGATAGCAGTCTTAGAAGCGAAAGTTGATCATTTAATTGGTCATGTAAAAGAACTTACTCTTCGTGTTCGTGCGAATGAGAAGGTAGTTGCTTCAGTTAGTCTTTTAGGTGTTATAGCCTGTACCTTTATTGGTGCAGGTTATTTTGCTCCAAAGGCAGATGCTATGTCTTCTGGTGAAATGATCCAGAAAATGAGAGAGTGGAAATCGGAGCAAGAGCGAACTCCAGTAGATGAAATGCTAAATAACTCACTACTAGAACTGGAGTTACAACAAGATGGCAGCGATGAGCCCACCGAGCAGAAAGAGCTGCTACAATTTCCGAGTAACAGAGATAGTGAAAGTCCTAGACGGGGATACGATCGATGTTCTAATAGATCTTGGATTCGATTTATTCAAGAAAGAACGGGTAAGAATTGCGGGAGTAGACACTCCGGAGAAGAGAACTCGTGACCCAGAAGAAAAAGAACTTGGCATTGACGCAACAAACTGGCTCAAAGAGAAATTGGACAGTACCATTGCTGGTGACGACGAGCTTACTATTAGGACTGAACTTGTTGGCGGTGTCGGCAAATACGGTCGTCTATTGGGGTGGCTTTATGTCGGGGATAGTGAGCTGTCGCTTAATGAGCAAATGATCACTGAAGGATATGCTTGGTCATACGACGGTGGAACTAAGCAGAAAAATTTTGAGGACTTACGTGAAATTCGTAGATCTCATGGAACACTAATTGAAGGTTAATCATGAAAAAGTATTTAAACCAAACAACCGTTAATGTTATTGCGATAGCAGGAGCATTAGCATGGGGAGTGTGTCTTGTCGGAAATGTTTTTGACAAGGGACCAGATAAAGATATGAAAGAACAATTGTTGGCGAATCGAAGATTAGATTATGATCTAGGCCGACTTAAGACTTGTGGTGAATTGAAACGATATGGAATTCAATTCCACCCAGAAGCACCAATGAGTTTCTTATGTGCTGATGTAATTGTAGAACCATTAGGAGAATAACAATGGAAGAAATGATTAAAGAGTTGGCACCACCAACTGTAACAAAAACACTAGAAGAAGTACCAGTAGAATTACCAGTACCAGTAGAACCAGAAAATAATAACTTGCGTGATGCTGGTATTGTTGTTGCTGTTGTTGTTGCTGCTGCTATTTGCGCTAAACTTTATAAGTGTACTTCTAAAAAATAAGTGAAGAAATTAAAATTAAAGGATCCTAATGCTAAGGGTCCTCTTGAAAAATTTGCTCCAATATTCGCTGCTGTAGGGTTATCTTATGCCCTTATCAACGGCGGATTTTCTATTTTGGATTATATGGGATCTGAAAAGAGAGATAAAGAATTACAAGAGTATATTGGTAAAGTAGTAGATAAGGAAATTATGATGAGATTTCCTCAAACTAGTGGACCTGTCCTACGAACTCAGACAGATAATAAACTCTGGACTGATTTTGTAGATAAAAATAAGCCGAAGAATGGAAATACCAGTAATTAATATTCAACAAACACATATTCATCCTGTATATGTTCCACGATGGCAGGTTACTCAACCTAATGTTGATTATTTACTACCACCAGTAGTAGTTAATGTAGGTACTCCTATTGTTGATATACCTGGTTGTGTAAAAGCACATAAGGATAATAAGAAGCATAAGAATAATCTTCCTATAGATAAAGGTTTGGTAGAACAAGATTCTGGCAAGGCAATGACACTTTGTCCTGATGGAGAATATCCAACATATGATGCGATGAATTATGAACCAGAACAATTAACAATTATAAGAGAAACTCCACCACCTCCTGTTGCTCCACCACCAGATCCACCAGGTACTCCAGAAACTCCTGATACTGGTGGTGTTACACCAGAAGATCCTCCTTGTCCTGCACCTAATCAACCAAGGATAGGAACACTAGGACCAAATGAAAAAGAAAAGGTCAGTGGATATGAACTCCAACCTGACCCTGTTAATCCTGGTAGAAAGATATGTGTAATATTATATGAAGATATTGGTGTAGCAGAACAGTTTCTACCTAGTCCTCAGGTTGCGACGACGACTGCGGCGATTGCGACTGTTGCTGGTGCGTCTGCTCTTCTTGCGAAACCTCTTGCTGATTTGTTACTTCGGGTTTTTCGTCCTGCGATAAAACAGGCTTTGACCAAGGTAAACGCCATCCTTGGTAAAACTTCCACCAGGGTTTCTCCTTCACAGATTCGTTCGAATGAGTATCGGAAGAAGAAGGGACTACCACCTCTGAAACAATAGGATTTTTAATTTCAAATACTCCTAAATCTTCTGCGCTACCATTTACTACTGGTTCTACTTTAGGTTGTATTACAGGTTGATTAGGTTGTAGTCCGTGTGTATGATTCGCTACTACACCAACTGGGTTTGTTAATACTACATCAGCACATACAGAAGCATAAGGTGATTTAGGATGGAACATAATTCCGGCTTT